CCGGACCTGCACCGCAACCACCGCGGTCGCGGTGCCGGTGTGGGTGTCCTGTACCGCGACCGCGGCCGTGGTGGTGACGGTGCGCGTCGTCGCGGCCAGGTTCGCCATGACGATGCAGGCCGCGGCCCAGTTCGCTGCGTTCTGGATCGTGCCGTCGGCCTTGTACTGCGTCCCGCTAGCGCCGCTCTTCCACCCCGTGATCTGCCGGATGTTCGTGGTGGTGCCGCCGCCGCTGGTCCCGTTCGTTCCGGTCGAGGTGTAGCCGGAGCCGGCGCTCGCCGTGTCCGCGCTCGTGGCGTTGACCCCGATGTGCTCGAGCACCAGGGTGCCGCCGGCCGGGTCGCTACCGTAGGTCGCCGCGGCCAACCCGGAGTCAGGGCTCGCCGAGTTCCCGGTGGTGGCGATCGCGGCGCCGACGTCCCAGGCCCAGCCGGCCACCCCCGTCGTGAACTTGGAAGCGGCCGAGGCGACTGAGGTCGAGCCCACGCTCAGGTTGAAGTTGATCTTGTCGACGCCGGACGTCATCGCGACGGTGCAGACCGCCGTCCAAATCTGGGCGCGGACGAAGCCGGTGTTCTCGACGTCGGAACGCTTCGTCCAGACGTTCCCCTGCGAGTCGGTGACGCTGAGCGTGGTGGCGCTGCCCGGCACGAGGCAGGTCACGAACGCCACCATGAGCTGATCCACGCTGACCGCGCTCGTGATGGTCAGCGCGAGCAGAGTCTGGGCGCTCCCACTCTTCGAGTTCGCCGTGCCCAGGTTGGTGCGGGTAATCGCCACCTACACCTCGGGGTTCGCGGTCACGATGACGCGGTTGTCGTAGGCCTGGTGGAAGACCAGGGTCTTCGTCGCGGTGACCTCGCCGCACTTCCGACACGCCACGTTCTTCTGGATGCCGACCACCTCGCGCACCAACGGCCGGGCGTCCGGCAGGTCCTCGAGGTCGCAGTTCCAGTACTTGATCGCCTTCTCCGCGTTGCCGGGGTCGACGCGGAGCTCGATCGTGGGGAGCCCCTCCCACTGCGGCACGAGCTCGATGCGGACCACGCGCGCCCAGTCGAGCCCGGCGACGCTCCTCGACAGGCCGAGCTCGTCGAGCTGGTAGACCCACGGCCCGCCGCGGCGATCGTCGTACTGGGCCCGCCACAGGTAGCGGAACTTCTCGTTGCGGAAGTCGGGCTTGGTCAGCCCGGGGGGGAGTGTCGGGGCGTCCATTGGATTGAAGGCCTCAAGGAGTTCGGTGGGGAGCGGGGCGGGCCTGGCCGCGGTATGGGTGCCGAGACACGCAGCCGCCGCTCCCCCCTCGGTTACGGGGTGGCGGGCGGCGGTACCTCCGGGGGCGCGGCGGGCGCGGGGTAGACCGGCTTCCCGATCGCCACGTTCACGCAGGGCGCGTCGGCCCCGATGACCGAGAACTCGTAGGTCCGACTCTGCCACTTCCCGCCGCTCGAGATCTCGAGGGTGACGCGCGTCGAGCCGTGCCGGCCCGTCGGCACGAAGGCGCCGGCAGCGCCGCTGGCGTCGAACACGACCTCGAGGACGTCGTAGCGGCTCTGCTCGACCCGCACGGCGTCGTCGAGCACGACGGGCTTCCCCTCGGCGTCGAGGATCTTGAACGGGACCTTCTGGCAGGTGTCGTGGAGCTGCTGCATCGGATCTCCTTACGGGATGATGGCGGAGGCCGCCCCGAACGTGAGGTAGGACAGGGCGGCGCTGATGCCGGCCTTGAACAGGTCGGAGGCGATGTCGGAGAGCTTCCCGCCCTTGGCCCGCGCGCAGGGCCCCGCCGTCGTGAAGGCCCCGTCGGCGGAGCTGGTCGCGACCGCGCCGGCGGGGGCGCACGCCTCCGCCTCGCTCTGGCCGAAGGCGGCCGCGGTGAGGGCGTAGCCATCGGCGCGCAGGTCGACGCGGGACATGGCGCAGCCCGCTACGACGCAGACGAGGACGGCGAGCAGTAGGTCCCTGCCGATCTTCTTCTTGAGGCCCATCAGATCTCGTCGTAGCGGTAAGTCAAAGTGCGCGCCGTCTTGACGCCGTTCGTGGCCGTGCTGAGCACGCCGATCTGCTGCAGCACGTAGTCCTGGGAGCCGTAGCTGGCGCTGGCCGTGATCGCGCCGGCGCTGCTGTTGACGGTGAGCGGTGAGGTGGAGTCGTAGCTGTTGACGTTGGCGGTGCCGCCGAGTTGCCCCGCCTCGTCCGCGGCGGTGCCGGCCGCGTAGCTCGGCGTGGTGCCGGCGAAGAGGTCGCAGCTGTTGACCCAGTCGCTGGGCTTGGCGGCGGCGAAGAAGCGGATGTTGCCGATCTGAGAGCCGAGGCCCGAGGCGACGTAGAGCTTGGTGTACTTCCGCCAGCCGTACTTGGTGCCGGCGGCCGGCACGGGCACGGGGGCGTTGAGGTCGGCCGTGTCGTTGTCGGCGAGCTTGTGCCGCATCTCGGCGCTGGCGACGTTGGTGATCGTCGGCGACGCCGTCGACCCATGCCAGGAATGCACCTCCACAGTAGCTGACAAGCTAGCCTCCCGTCCTCAGCCCGTTCACTTGACGATGATGCCGGTGATCGGCTGATTCGTGAGGTAGCGGAGCGCGATGTTGGCGAAGCCCATGAGGGGCACGCCGTACTTGGGCGGCACGATGCCGCCGACCTGGACCGCGGTGCCGAGCACGTTGGCCCAGAACATCTTCGAGGTGAGCAGGGACTTGCCGGTCTTCACAGATTCCTCCTTGGCCGCGTTCACCGCCGAGCGGAGCCGCAGCGCGATCTTGAGTTCGTCGAGCGGGTTCACTTGGTCCGCATGCCGGCGCCGTGGATGGCGCGATCGCCGCGCGCCGGACCGCACTCGCCACTGCGGATCGCGACGACGCGGTCCGCGTTGGCCAGCACGTCGGCTGCGGTCATGGTCAGCGTAGCGCCGGCGGCGTAGCGCCGGTCTCCCAGCTTGACTTCGCACCCAGGCTTCACGACGACGGTCTTCAACATGGTGGTGGTGTGATTCGGGGGGCCCCGGAGGGCCCCCCGTCTCTGTTGGCCAGCTCTGCGATCAGATCTGGACGTTGCGGAGGATGGCCACGGCCGGATCCGACTCGAACCAGCCCCGGAACGTGACGCGCCGGAGCGCGACGAGGATGGTCTGGTCCGTGACCGGAACGTACTGGCTCGCGAGCTTGGTCGCGCGCCGGTCGCCGTGCATGAACTGAGAGACGTTGACGCACATCACGAGGCCGCGGTCGGTCGTGACGCCGTCGTAGACGCCCGTGGTGGAGAGGTTCTCGCGCATCTTCGGCGAGAGGATGATCGGGATGCCGTCGATCTGCGCGATCTGCCCGGTGAGGATGGTCGCGTTCGGGCCGAGCTTGTCCACCGTGATGACGGGGGACGGGTTGGTCGCGGACATCGGGTCCTCGACCTGGAGCATCTTGATGGCGCCCGCCATGCCCACGGCGTAGACGAGCTGGCTGACGTCCGCCCCGTACTTGCCCATCTTCACCCGCAGGGTGCGGAGGTCGGTGAGCCCGATCCGGGACTTGTCGGAGCAGGTGTTCGTGACCTTGGCGCCGGACACGGCGAGCTTGCGCAGGCCCTTCCAGGCCTTCCGGCCGTCCGTGGAACCGGTGACGTCCGAGTCCTGGTGGGTCCCGGTGGTGTCGCCGTTGATGTCGCAGTCCTCTTCCTGGTTGGCGATCGCCAGGGCGATCTTCTCGTTCAGGTACGGCAGCACGGGGACGATGACGTCCTCCCGGGCCTCCTCGCTGAACGTGGTCCGCACGCCGATCTTCTTGGAGGTCAGCGTGAGTGTGCCCGGGTTCGGATCCTCGGAGCTGTCCGAGAACGAGGACTTCACCCGGTTGCCGGCGGTGAGGTCGGCGTCCGCGTCACCCTGCTCGGTGACCATGTACGCCGTGGCGTCGTCCCCTTCGATCGGGAACGTGTAGGGGTCGTTCGGCATGTCGATGCGCCGGAACAGCCCCGCGACGCGGAGCTGCATGCGAACCTGCTTGTGGAGCGAGCTCGAGAAGACGTTCGGGATCCAGCTGTCGAGCCCGGTCGCCCCCGTGTCGAGGCTCTTGCGGAGGATCGGGAGATCCTCCATGGCGCGCTTGTAGTAGTCCGTGGTGCGGACATCGACGCGCGCGTCGTCCTCGTCACGCAGGACGTGACTGAGGATCAGGAGGTCGTCGTTCACCTTGTGCAGGTGCCGATCCTCGTCCGTGAGAGGGGCGCGCTTGAGGCGCGCTCCGATGACCGCGCGCGTGCTGCTGGCGCTCTCGCCGCGCTCGCGGTCTGCGTCTTCGCGATCGTCCCCGCCAGTGCGGCCGGTGGGGGTGAGCTTGCCGGCGATGCCCTCGAGCGACGCCTGCATGCGGACCTTGGCCTCCTTGCCCTCCGGCGTCGACTCGTCCAAGCGGCCGAGCTCGTCGCGGAGCGCAGAGAGTTCCCTGAGTGCTTCCTGATTGCGTGCCATGATGGTTCTGGCTGATCCTCCTTAAGTGGTGTGCCCGCGGTTGGTCCCGGCCGCGGGTAGCGCCGGCTTGCCCTGTGATCAGGCGGCCTGGGTGACTCCGAGGCCCTCCGCGAGTGCCTTGATGCGGGTCTCCATGCTGGTGAGCGTCGCGGCCTGCTCGTCGTTCCGCGCCCGCTTCTGGCGCAGCAACTCGTTGCCGGCGGCGAGGGCCACTGGCTCGACGTCGTCGAGACGCGTTTCGTGCTCCGTGCTCTTGGCCTCGAGCGTGTCGAGGCGTGCAGTCAGCTTCACGATGAACTCCTCCGGGGCGCTGCACTCGACGCAGATCGCCCATTCCAGGTCGCCGGCGGCGGCCGCGAACGCCCGCACGTCGGTGTCGGCAGTCTCGCAGACCGCACAGGTGCCCTTGATCCAGGCCGGCAACACGCAGCGGACCTCGAGCGGATCCCCCGGAGGCTCCTTGGCCGCCGGCGAGGCGACGCCGCGCTCCTTCAGGATCACGAGCAGCTGATCGGTCGAGGCGCTGCGAAGATCGGGCGCCTCGTCGTCGAGCATCGAGACCTTGAAGAGCTTGCCGGTCTCGTCGAGCGTGAAGATCGACTGCCGGTTGGCGGGAATCGAGACGACGCTGATCTCGTACAGCTCCAGCTGGGTGATGTGGTACACCTCGTCCATGTCGTACTCGCCGTCGAGCTCGCGGAATCCGATACTGAAGGTGCGCAGCACGCCGGCCTTGACGAGCCGGATCGTCTCGTCCGACGCGACCGTGCCGGGCACGATGCAGCCGCTGACCCAGAGGCCCTCCGCCTTGACCGCGAGGTCGTCGAAGTACCCGATCGGCGTTTCCACGTTGTGCTGCAGGAGCATGATCGGGTTCTGCTTGTAGGTGTCGATCGTGCCGCTGAACGCCCCGACCTCGACGATCTCCTTGTAGCGATCGACGTTCGGAGTGTTCGCGTAGCCCGAGATCCGCACGCCGCCCTCGGGGGTCGGGATGACGGAGAGCTGCGTGAGCTGGAAGCTCTTGGTGCGGCCGCGGATCTGCTTGGTCGTTGCCATACTGTGTTCTATTCTACTGTCCCGCTTCTGGTGTCCGCGTACCGAGCCTGCAACCGGTCCAGCGCGGCGAGAATCTCCGCGTCGACCTCGTCCGCGATGCCCTTCGTCGGGCCCTTCATCGGTGCGCCGCCAGGATCGGCTCCCGCGGGGTCACCTTCGGCGGGGTTGTTCGGATCCGTCGCGACGTTGCCGTTCGGATCCGCCGGCACCGCGGCGCCCGCGACCTTCGCAAACGGGTTGGTGTCGTCCTTGATCGGCACCATGGCCTGGTTGGTCCACATCACCCGGGCCCAGGCCGGAGGCTGGACGTGCGGGTACAGCTCGGCGAGCACCATCTCGAGGCTCCAGCCGGAGGCGAAGAGCGTGCGGGCCGCCTGCGAGCGCACCAGCTCCTTCTGCACGTCCTCCTTGAGGGCCGGGATCGCGCGGGTGTTCGGGACCAGCTCGAGCTCGCCGGGGAACAGGCCGACCAGCTCGCGGTTGAGGCTCCCCAGCACCTTCTCGAGCAACGGGAAGATCGTGAAGTAGTAGAAATTCACGACCTGCTGCGCGATGCCCGCGCTCTGGTTCGTGGTCTTCTCGCCACCGGAGAGCCCGGCAACGGCGAGTGGCACGCCGAGCAGGGCGAGGATCTCGTCGCGGCTCATGCGGCGCGCCTCTAGCCAGTCGAGATCCTTCGGGCTGAGCGCGATCTTGTCGTACTTCAGGCCGCCGCTCAGGATGATGACCTGGCCCGCCTTGTCCTTGCCGCCCGAGACCATGCGCTTGATCTCGGCGCGGAGGCGCCGCATCGTCTTGTCGTCGATGTCGTGCTCGGTGCTGACCGAGCCCGCCGGCCACGCCCCGTTCTGCATGAAATTCCGGTTCCACTCGACGGAGCTGAGATCAGTGCCGATCGGCGCCGAGGCGACCGTGATCGGGGACAGGCCCCAGTAGTCGTTGGCTGGGTGTGCCTCGCGGATGTGGATGATCTCGTCGGCGGTGAACGTGACGGTGCGATCCGAGAGCTGGTACCGGTACTCCTTCACCTTCGTGCTGGCGTTGCCCGCGACGATGGTCATGCGGGTCGGGTTCAGCACGTAGAGCGACGTCGGCCGCTTGAACCCGTCGCGCTCCGCCTTCTCGATGAAGCAGTTGCCGGTCAGCTTGAGGCTGACCGCGATCTGCTCGAAGAAGTCGAAGCGGCTCGTGTACGGGTTCGGGTGTAGCAGCAGGTCGCGCAGGCCGCCGGCGGGCGAGTCGAGGACTGCGCCGGGCTTGCCCTTCTGCTTGGACCGGATGATCTGGAACGGGATCTGGGCGAAGGCGCTCGCGATGCGGTTGACGCCGATGTAGACCCAGGTGCAGCGCCCGTAGGTGCGCTGGAGCTTCTCGAGGTTCTGCTCCGCGGCCTCGACGTACTGCGTCGGGTCGAAGGCACGCGCGGTGTAGGCCTCCGCCTTGGCGGTGCGTCGGCCGATGGCGCGCTTCGCGCCGCGCGGCTGTGGCCCGTACGGGTTGGCGATCTCGACGAGGGCGGCGCTGGCCGCAGACCGCTTCGCGGGCGCTACTCGAGCGCGGGATCGGCTCGGACGGGGCTTGGCCTTGGCGGCCTGACGCTTCGCTGCCACCCCCCCATGGTAGTGTCCCGCTTCTGGGGGCCTGAAACGGAATCTGCCCGCCGCTTGCGGAACGCCACGGAACCCGGCGCTTCCGGCCGGTGGCGGCCGAGGCGGCGCGCCGAAACTAAGTGCAGCGCGTTACGGACGCTCCGTCAGGCAGCTGCTCGATCTGGGGCGGGGTGGTCTTGAAGTACTCCGCGGCGAGTTCGACGAAGAAGGCCGCGTCCGCCACTCCGATCTCCGTCGGGGTCTGCTCCGAGAATCGGCGCTCCGCGTCCGCGCGATCCTCGGAGGACATTGCTAGGTAGGCGCGGTGCCACGCCGCGAAGATCTTCTCGAAGTCCTTCTGCGTACCGGACACTAGTACCTGCGCGTTCTGCTCCATCGGTCCTCCCTCAGCCCCAGCCAGGACGTTCCTGCCGTAGCCACGCGCCCCAGAAGCCGGCAAGGCACTGCACGAGCCTGATCTGAAACGCGCGGTCCGCGGCAATGCGCTGCACGACGGGCAGCGCCGTCAGGCCTTCCGGAGGCCACGCCACGAAGTGCGCCTGCCGCGCCCCCGTCACCAGCAGCTGTTGCTGGACCTGCGGGTAGTAGTACTCAGGAATCCCGTGACGCTGCATCCGTCGGAAGCTGTGCGCAGCGGGCGCCTTGATCTCGAGAATCTCCGCGCCATCCGGCGAGAGCCCGTCGAGACTGGCCCGTATGAACGGGGCCTCTTCATGTTCGACGCAGGCCGGCACCCAATCGACCCCGGTCATGGCGGAGTACACTGCCCGGATGTACGGTTCCCGGGCCTTGCCGCGAGCAATGTGCGCCTTGGCAGCCTCCGTGAAGTACCGCGGCTTTCCCTCGAGCGTGTCCCACACCGAGTCGGCCGTCTCGTAGGGGTTGAGCCCCATGATGGCGGCGGCATCCGACGCGCCCAGGCCGCGCTGCCGCCACGCGAGCCACTCCGCGGAGTCCTGGGAGAGGTCGACGATCCTCATACGAAGTTCTCCATCACAAACTGGGGTCCTGCGCCCGGCGTGCCCGCTGTTCTGGCGATCTGGTCACACGAAGGAGAGGTGCCCGGGGCGGGGGGCCGCCGCGACCTGCTGCTCATAGACGCGATCCCCCATGAGCCGCAGCGCCTCGATGTTGCGCTGCTCATAGAGGCAGTGGATGCGACAGTCGCGACGCGGGTCGTGCTGGGCGCGCCACGCCGCGCCCTCGCCGAACCACATCTCACGAAAGGGCTTGTCGCGGATCGTGCCCATGAGGCCCATCTGGTTGTAGGACCACGAGCAGCACGCGTAGACATTCTGGTCCGCGCCGATGACGCAGCCGACCTCTTTCCAGTAGCAGAAGGGGTACTCCTGGCGGCCGAGCGCGGTGTTGTGCCATCGCTCCGTCGAGAGGTCATGGATCGTGAAGCCGGCACGCTCGAAGTCCGCCTTGGCCCGCTGCACCATCGGCGGGACGGTCTCGCGGCACTCCTGGTCGAAGCGGCTGAGCCCATCCGGGGTGAAGCTAGTCGAGATCCGGATGTTGTGCGCGCCCGCCTCCATGGCGAGCCGGCACGCATCATAGACGCCGCGCCAATTCCCGCGGTCGATGACGAAGCCGACGCCGACGGTGGACTCGGGATGGGCGTAGGGCTGCTTCGCCTGCGCGGACAGGAACGCGACCGCCTCCCAGGCCCGCTCCCAGTGGCTGAGCGGCGTGTTGCGGACCGCGACGTAGTCCTCCGCGTTGCCCGCGTCGACCGAGACCCGCACCCAGGTGAAGGGCAGCTGCCCGAGGCGCTCGGCCCGCCGCGGGTCAATGCGCGTGCCGTTCGTCACCAGGGCCAGCTCCATGCCACACGCGGCGATGCGGGCGCACAGCTCGTCGAAGTCTGGGTGCAGGGTCGGCTCGCCGCCACCCGTCACCTCGACGCATTTGACGCCGGCGAGGGCCAGCTCGTCCACGGTCTCCATCAACTTGCCGGAGGGGATCATGTCGCGCGTCCCGAACAGCTCCTGGTTCTTCCAGAGCGCCTTGTCCGGGTTCGCGACCTTGGCGCGCACCGACTCCGGCCCCGAGCCGTAGCTGCAGAAGCTGCAGGCCTGGTTGCACAGGTTGGACGGCATGAGCTGCACGATCAGCGGGGGCTGCGGGGCGCCCTCACGAAGCGCCTGCAGCGCCTCAGGGTGGAAGGCGATCTTCGACACGCTGTAGATCTGATTGGTGGACATCAGACGGCCTCGTACGGCTGCTGAAACAGCACCAGCAGGTTGGCGACGCGCTCGGCCGGCAGGCTGGTGATCTGCCCGTCCGGCGCCTGGTAGTAGGGAACTTTCAGCACGTCGGTGAGCGACACGAACGCGCCCTCCGACAGACCGAAGTGGACGTGGTGCGGATTCGCGCCGGCGCCCTCGAGGTAGGGCACGGAGATCAGGAGACGCGGGGTCTTCGCGAGCAGCACCCGGACCGCGTCGGCCGGCGCGTCCGGGAGGTGTTCGAGAACTTCGAAGCAGAGCCCGACCGTGCCAGAGACCTCGGCCTCGAGCAGGTTGCCGACCTCGAAGCGGCCGTACCGGCCATACCGAGCGCGGGCGTACATGACCGTCTCTCGGTCGAGCTCGATGCCCAGGTAGGACTGCCGATCAGGGACGAGCCCCGCCCCGTACCCAACCCCGCAGCCCCAATCGACGACCGCATCCGCGGCGCCGATGACGTTCTGCGCGGCGAAGGCGTACCTCCGGAAGTGGACGTCCATGTCCGTGTCAGACGCGCGCCAGTAGCCTGGGACGATGCGCTCCCCGTCATTCCAAATGCGCTCCCGGAGCGGGTCGGCGACCTGGTCCATCAGATGCTGACCCCGAAGCAGATGCGACGGACATTGGTCCGGGCACGGTTGCTCGGCTCGTCGTGGGAGAGGCCCACGAAACCAGCGAAGCCGCAGCGTGGACACTCGCGAGGCGGGTGTTTCGGCTCACGCTTGCTCGGCGTCAACTGCACCTTTACGACGGTTCGGATCTTGGCCACGGTCTCTCCTCCTAGTAGCGGGGCGTCGCGGGCTGCGACTGGCCCTCGCGGGTCTCAGACACGGCACGACGGTAGTGGTACGTGTAGAGGGGCGGTCCCTCGATGCGGTACTGCTGCTCGCTCGTGAGTCCGGCGCAGGCCTTCGCGACCCAGGTCGCGTCCTCCCCGTAGTTCGTCGTGGGAAACGCGTGCTGCTTCGCCCAGGAAGCGCGCCAGCACTGGGTGTGCGCCGGCTTCCCAGTCCAGATCTTCGGGCCGTCCACGTAGGCGAACTCGAGCCCGTACTTGCACAGCTTGGGGCGCGAGCCGTTCACCACGACCTGCTGGTCGAAGACGATGACCTGCGTGGTCAGAGGACGGCCGCTGGCCACCACGTCAGCGATCGCCAAGAGCAGGGTGTCGACGTAGATGCTGGCCACGTCATCATCATCATCGACGAAGGTGACCCACATCCCGGCCGAGGTCTGCAGCAAGGCGTTGCGCTTGGCGCCCACGCTGTTCGCCTTGTTGTCATAGAGCCCGAGGATTTCCACGCGCTTCCCCTCGGCCTGCGCCTCGAGGCCGTCGAGGATGGCGGGGAAGAAGGTGCGCTTCCGCGCCGGCACCGTGAGGACCAGGATTGAGAGCAGCGGAGTCATGGCGTCCCTCCCATTGCGGCGCGGGCCTTCCGCTCCGTGTCCAGGCACCACTCGAGCCGCAGCCCGCTGGCGTACAGCATCCGGTAGAGCAGGGCCTTCTCGCCCGCGATGAGGTGCTGGAGCAGCCAGCGCACCCGCTCCTCCGCCTCGGCCCAGGTCTTAGGCGGCCCGAGCGGCAGCGGCATCTGCAGGGGATCGCCGTAGCCGAAATTCATCCGTCGTCCCGCTCCACGATCATGGACTCGCTGCCCCAGTCCCGGCCGACGTTGGCGACGCGGTACTCGGGATCCGCGATGAGCCGCTCGTAGAGCGCCTTCGCGATGCCGACGCCGCGCTGGTCCGCCGTCTCGACGCGCGGGTGTGGCTGGTGGAAGCCACGGATCGCCCGGCCGCTGAACATGAACTCGCCGCCATTCGCGCGGAACCGATGCGCGAACTCGGTGTCCTGATAGCCCCAGCCTGTGAGGAACTCCTCCTCGAACCCACCGATGCGGAGCATGAAGTCCCGGTTGTAGACACCGAGGAAATGGAGTGGGCGCCGCCCCGGTCCGCCACCGATCATCCCGCGCGTCTGCGGATCTCCGGCCATAGCCGGGTCGAACACGTCGCAGATCAGCGCGTGGTTCTCCGCGAGCGGCCAGCTCTCCATCCGGTCCAGGTTGGTCCGGACCTCGTACATGACCTCTGGCGAGGACAGGACGACGCGCTCTCCCCGCGCCATCTTCATGCCGAGGTTCAACGCCGGCGAGGAGTCGTTGAAGATTCCGTGCTGGTAGACGCGGCCCCGGAACGCCTCGAGCCGGTGGATGTCGATCTTCACGTACCGAATCTGGAGCCCGTGGGCGCGGTAGGTGCGGAGGAGCGGCAACAGCTCTGGATCAGTGCCGCCGTCGTCGATGATGATCACCTCGAACTCGTCCGCCGGCAGCGTCTGGGACGTGAGGGTCTGCAGCGTCGGCTTGAACAGCGCGGTCCGCTCACAGATCGGAAAGATCAGGCTCAACTGCACCAGGACCTCCGTCGGGGCCTTCGAGGCCCTCTGCTGGGGGCGGGCGGTCCGCCACGATGAACACGTCGTCGATGAGTCGGCAGCGCACCACCCCGATCTCAGCGAAGCCGCCGAGCGCGAGGAGGGTCTGCAGCATCTGCACAGGGAACTGGGTCTGGCGCTGGTTGTCTGCGCCGGTCACCGTCACGATGCGGCCGTCGCTGCGGAGGCCGGTGGTGAGCCCGAGGATGAGGCGGCGCTCGGTGACCCGCGCCATCTCGCTCAACACCGGGACGACCGCCTCGAATGCGAGCCGCTCGAAGACGTACCAGGCGTAGCTGACATGGAAGGCGCGGTCTCGGAACGGGAGCGCCGTTGCCATCGCGTCGAACATGGTCGTGTCGACCAAGAACGCCCCAAGAGCACGGAGGCGATCCCGGGTCTCCGGGGCATCGCCGAGGTCGAGCACCCTCCCGGCGGCCTCTCCGATCAGCGCATCCCTGGCAGGGGCGAACAGTTCCCGATGCGCCAGATCTACACGCTCAGCCCGCATGGCGGCCCCCCTCACAGACCCGACGCACCTGACTCTTGGACACCCGGAGCTTGAGCGCGATGACGCGGTAGCTGACCCCCTGTCCGTTCATCCGACGGATCTTGACGTCCCGGCGATCCCGCAGGATCGCGGGCAGGGCGCGCACGCGGCGCGGTAGGGCGCGCTGCTCGACGCCGAACGTCTTGGCAACCCGACGCAGCGGCTGGCCCTCCCGGACCAGTTCCGAGGCCTGCCGCGCGTCGATCGTGATGGTGCGCCGGCGCTGCCCGCCGACGTCGATGACGAGCCGGAGCTGGTCGGCCTGCTTGAGCATGGCTTCGCGGAGCTTCTCGGTGGGGAGGCCCAGCACGTCGCAGGTCTGGTCGAAGCTGAAGGGCTGGTCGGGCTCGATGCGCCGCGCCCAGTCGCGGGTCTCCTCCACGAGCACCGGCGCCCGCCGACGACGCAGGCATTTGGACGCGTCGAGCAGGACCGCCAGGTGGAGGCGCTTCTCCGCTGCGGCCGGGCCAACGAACTCCGACATGTCGAAGTCGATGCGGAGCGGCAGACCTTCGCGGCGGGTCGTCATCCGCGCACCACCGTGATCCGCATCTTCGGCACCTTGCCCTGGCGAGCACCCTCACGCGCGAAGAACGACGCCATGACCGTGTCCTTGAACTTCACGTTCGGGTACGCGCCCAGCTCCTCGAGCCACGGCTCCATCATGGCGATGCTGCGCGCGTCCCCCTGCGGGATCACCCAGTGCCCATGCTCGAACTCGGTCGCCATGCTGGGGAGCCCGACGTCGAGATCGTTCGGAGAGATGTCCGCACCGGTGCAGACGCCCTGGACCACGATCTGCGGACGCTCACTCAGGTGGTCGATGATCGCCTCCTGGTACGAGTTGCTCTCCACCATCCAGAGCTGGCAGCGGAAGCGTTCCTCGAGGTCGAGGATCAGCTTCACCTGCTTCCCGAAGCTGACCCCCCGCTCCCGGTACATGTAGAGGGGCCACTTCGTCTTGTCGGGCATGAGCGCGAAGATGAAGATGACGAAGAATGCGGCCTCCTCGTCCTTCTTGCTGATCGCGAGGTCGACGCCGGCGATGCGTGGGAACTTGTCCCAGTAGTCGCCCTGGTCGATGCGCTCCACGACGGTGTGATTCGCGCCGAGCTCCAGGCACCGCTTGAGGTAGGGCGCCTTGAAGAGGAGGTCTTGGTCGCTGATGGCGCGCTGCCGGTGGCTGCGCGCGAACTCGCGACTGCCCATATCGGCGAGCCGCATCTTGAGGATCTCGGTCGAGATGCGGTCGTCCCAGAGGGGGCAGTGCCGGTGGATGTGAACCGGCATGTGGTCGGCCCACGCCACGTCGCCGCGGCAGGCGATGCGCTCGTCGTTGATGAGCGGGAAGCTCATGCCGCGAGCAGCCCCTGCTCGTAGTTCATCAGGCACGCCTCGAGGTTGGTGCGCAACGCGCGCGGCTTGATGGGCAGGCCCGTCGGGCTCTTGCCGAGGATGATCTCGCAGTCGAGCGCGGTCAGGTCCTCGTTGACCGCCTGGATCAGGAACCCGTACTGCCGCGCCATGCGCGGATCCGCCGTGATCATTCCGTACACGTCTTCGACGTGCCAGCGTGTCATCACCCCAACACCTCGGCGGGCCTTCGGCTCGAGGCGGTTGTGGAACACGCCGGTGTAGTTCTTCCAGACCTGCTTCCGCAGCTTCGGCTGCAGGATCGTGTTCTTCATGTCGTTCAGGTCGTCGTAGACGTTGAAGTCGGACCGCGACCCGATCTTGCTGGCGGTGGCGCCGATCGCCTCAACGCTCGCGTCCTTGGCGCGGGTGCCGCGCTCGACGTAGAGCTTGTGCGCCGTCCACTTCTTCTTCTTGTCGCGGCGGATCTCCGGGAAGACGTTGTGGTACTCCTCGCTCTCGTCGATGTACTGGCGGATTAACTCGACGCGCTCCGTGGCGATCTCGTCCTTCGAGCTGATGATCTTGATCCGCATCAGCGGGTTCTGGCCGAGCAGGTAGAGCGGAAGCGCGATGCCCGGCAAGGTCGTGTTATGCACCACGACGTCCTCCGTCACGTAACTCTGATACCCGTCGACCTCGAGGGCGTAGGTCTCCTGCCCCCCGAGGTCCTCCACCGCCACGACGCGGTCCCAGAAGGTATGCGCGTCACAGAGCCGGAGGAGGGCAGCGTTGCCTTCGGCCTCAGCCGCCCGCCGCACTACGGTGCGCGACGTCCCGTACCGGGACTGCTGGTCGAGCGAGACGCCGGTGTGGTGCTTGTGCCACCAGGCGGTCCGCTGCAACAGCGGACGGTACGCGGCGTTCGGGATCACATCGAAGTTGTCCCCGCTCCGCAGGGGGGCGCGCCCGTCCGTCGGCGTGCCGAAAGGCCGCATCGCCGCTTCCAACGCCCGCCGCTTCGTCCCGCAGAGCGGAACGGCTTCCGCCAGCCGCTGCAGGTTGGCCTGCCCGGAGATCACCAGCCGCCACGACCAATGGACCTCGCCTAGGTACCGGCCGCGCTTGCGCCGCAGGCGCGCCACGATCCCGAGCCGCGAGAATAGGTGCTGTGCATCCCGCACCAGCCCCTCGTTGACGGAGTAGAGCTCGACGGCGCGGTTCTTCCGACAGACAGTCCCGTCACAGGTCACATAGGCACCCAAGTAGGCCGCCACGTCCGTCGTCGGCGCCGTGAAGATGGCCGGCGGGGTGCGCTTCGTATGTGCATCGCCGCCCGCGAGCCCGTGTGCCCGCAGCCAGGCCCGTGCTCCGCCGTTGACCACGACCCGCGGCGTCCGCTTCGGGTAGGTCCGCTCCGCCGCCGTGAAACCGAGCTCCGCGGCGACCGCGCATACCCGCGCCCGCGTCTCCGGATCCCCACTCGTGACGTTGGAGGCGCAGCTCGATCCGTTCGCCGCCGTGCAGCCGTCTCCGACGAAGTACCCGAGCAGTTCCGCTTCCCCAGGCCGGAGCGCCGCGGATTCCGCGGGCACAACCTCCCGGGCCACGGCCATCCAAGCGCCAACCTCAAGAGTTCCGGCCGCGACCCACCCCGCCGGCGTCCAGACGGGGTGCTGCTCCGTGACCTCGAGGACGCGCCCGCTCCACGTCGTCAGTCGCCGGACCGTGCGCCGGCCGTTCGGGGCCCCGCGGGCTGCCGCCGGGCAGAACGCGCCAGTCTGCGCGTCATACGCCATGACGCGGGCGTCGCGTCCGCTCAAGTCCACAATCCTGACCCACGCACCGTTCGCCAGCAGTACGCGCTGAGACGCGGGCTGACACTTTCCAGTACCGTACGGGGCGAGGATGTAGGGGAAGAGGTCGAGGCTCCAGCAAAGCGCCATGAACTGGATCCACATCAAATGGACCGGAGCTAGTTTGATGCTACCGCCCGTCGCCTCGTCTTTGAGAACGTACTCGCAGAAGGCCACGAAGTCGGTGCGGGCCCGCTCCGCCTGCGAGACCTCGCGCTGCGCGTCCACAACCTCTTGCTCGACCGCCGCGTCCCCGCGCTCCTTCGCGATCTTGCGCAGCGCCCCGAGACGGACCAGCTTCTCCTCCCGCGTCTCCATCACGCCCGCGGCCCCCGCATCGCCGACACGATCCAGTAGAGGAGCGCCCCGCCAAGCGCGGCGTAGAAGGCCAGCACGAGCGCGACATGCCTCACGCTACGCACCGCTCCTCTCGGACGTGCCGGAGCAGCAGAGTCCAGAATGCGACTGCCACCACGAGCGGTACGACGCCGTTGCCGGCGCATCGCAGTCGATCCACCCGATTGGATAGCCCATCAGATGCTCGACGAACGCGGGGTTGAGCCGGAGCGAGATCGGGCCACACTCACACGACCCCGCGCCGCTGCTGCATCCTACCCACCACCACCTCCCGCAGGAGCCCCGTTCCCGGGGCCCCGTCTCTCCGACCCGCCTACTCCTCCGTCGTCGACCCGACCTCGTGCTCGAGCGCCAAGATCTCCGCGTCGATCTCCGTCTCACTCTTCTCGTGATCCGGCTTGACCGGCACCACCGCCGGCGCCTTCCCGCCCTTCAACGCCGTCACGATCCGTGTCGACGCCTCCGCGATCGCAATCAACTCCTTCGTGCCCAGATACGGGTCGGCCTGGACCGCCCGCTCGAGCCGCGCCAAGCACCCCGTCGAGAGATGCAAGGCCTGCGCCAAGATGCGCTCCGAGAAGTACCGGTACGTCGACCGCAACTCCACGTCGCTCTCGAAGAACGCCACCAGCTGCTGCTGCCCCAGATCGCCAATGACCTCCTCGATGCTCCGCGCCACCACCGGCACCGAGAGCTCGCCGACCCCCTCCACCGTGTCCGCCGCCGCCTCCACCCCGTCGTGCGCCCGCTCCAGCGCCCCCGCCAACGAGTTGAAGATCGGCCGCCAGCTCGACCCCACCTTACGCGGCACCAACCCCCCACATCCACGACTCAGAATGCCCGTTTCCCCACGCCACTCAAGCCCAACCGCTCTTTCCACAGATCTGGCGAGCTTTGCGGCCGCTTTGCCGCGATCTGGCCGAGAATCCGCCGCGATGCCCGCGCTACAACACGACCGGGCCGGGGTACGCGATCCCGTAGACTGTCATGGACCGGCGGATGTCGAGACCCGTGCCCGCCAAGGGCAGGACCCACCCGATCAGGTTCCCGTTCGGGTTGGGCACGACGTAGCACCCGGGGTCCCGCGGGTCCGGTACGTACTTCCCGATCGGCATCACCGTGGTCGGATCGAGCGTCACCACCAACTCGGTGCCGTTGGCCCGCACCTGATGCACCACGATCGGGTTCCGGTTCACGCTCCAGCTGGCGGGGCAGAGCGGCGGCACGACGTAGTCGAGGGGCGGGAGCTTCCAGCCGAAGCCCAGGACCGCCCCCGCCCACTGCTCGGGAGACCGCACCTCGATGTGGTCCGCCACGAAGTACCCCATGTCGGGCCAACGCGCCGGGAACGTGCCGTAGAACTCAGAAGCCCCGGGCGGTAGCGGCCCTTCCGAGACCAACGTCGGGTCCACCAGGATCGTGGTGGTAGTCACCGTCGTCGTGGTCACCGTGGTGCTCGTGCTGACGACCTCCGTGGTCGTCGTGGTGGCGCAGCTCTCGACCCCCTCCAGCCGGCAGGTGCGGAGCACCGCACGCCGACACCGGGCCGGGTGCCGCTCCATGACGCAGGAGAGCATCGGCCCCACGCACTCCTGCCGACACACGGACCTCGGCGTAGTGGCACCCGCCGCGGTCACCAGAACGAGGAGGAGGGCGAGGAGGCGCACGGAGGACATCATAGGGTGGGACACCGGGAGGCCCGCAGATCCCCGAGGCAGTAGTCGGTCGCCACCCCGTCCCGACAGTCGAGCGCGAGGAGACCCGCCCCGACCGCGCAGACGTCGCCACAGACCCTGATCGTGCCGTTGCAGCTCCGCCGACAGGACGCGATCGCCCGGCGCAGGAACCTCGGCCGACACCCCCGATCCTGCTGCACACAGGCACAAGCGCAGAGCCTTCGGCAGATGACGCCGCTCGAGGCCGGTGCGGGGGGAAGGACGAAGAGTAAGAGGAGGAGGGCCAGCGTCCGCATGGTCCAGAAGGTACGCGCCCCGGATCCACCCCGTCAAGCACAATCTGCCAGGGACCTGGCACGCTACCCACCGTCCACGATCCCTGAATCGTGAATGGATTCTGAATGGATACCCGGCACACCGGCTACGAGGGGGCTGAAGTGTGGGAACACGGCGCCGACGTCGCGCACGCCCTTCTTGAGATTGCGGGGGCCGCATGCCGGCACCACGTTCGCCGCGGTGTGCGCGCCGCCCCTGGCAATCGGGACGATGTGCTCCATGTGGGGCTGCGCCGTCGGGGTGCGGCAGTAGGCGCAGGCGCCGTCTGTGTTCGGACCTACCGAGTCAAGGCTGCCCGCTTCTTTCGCGTGAGGCAAACCCGCCTGCTCGAGGGGGCCTTTTTCTGGGGCCGGGAATTTCGGCGCGCATATCGCGCGACCGTACGCATGGCCCCCCCGGCCCCCCCCTAGGAGAAGAATCCGAGACCCGACCCGGTGGGTATTACCCAAGCACGGGGCCCGGAATGCCGCGCCGTTGCTCACTGTGGCAGGGGGATGGATTCCCCCACGAGTGTCCGATTGACGCGCCGGGCCGATTCGTCGCGAGGGGTTGCCGCGTCGATGCGCTAGGGCGCGTTAGGGAGGCGCGGCGCGCCCGGCCTTGGGCCCGTAGGGCCGGGTCGCCGGTACGCGGTCCTACGTTCGCTCCCAAAACTCGCTGGGGGGCGCGGCACGTCGGGCTCGGGGGCCCAAAATCCGCTTGGGGCGAGTTTCCTTAGTCTTTACCCTCCGGGCGCCGGCCCCGTTTGTCCTAGCGACATCACGTTTGGCGGTCAGGAAATACCCTAGCGTACTCGAGGTCTTACGCCGTTACCTGGCCATCGGTCAACCTAAACCGACCCGGAGTGTCAAGTAGCGCAAGGGGGCCGAAAATAGTGCTAAGCGCCGGCGTTTGTTAGGGTTTTGTAGTTTCGTTACTCTGAAAACTAGCGAGCCCGTGCTATGACCGTTGCACGTCGCATGGAGCGACGACAGAGACGCGGGCCCCTGGCGGGGCGCGCAAAGAGAGGGAGAAGCGCCATGGTCGCAATTCGGTTCCTGTACGACGACGGCACGGCGGGCCCGGAACCCATGCCGTGCCTGCGACGGCGTGAACACGCCGAAGCGTTCGCGGCGGGTCTACTGGCCAGCGTTGCTGACTGCCCGATCCGGGTGCGGGGTTGGCGCAAGCTGGTTGCGGTCGCGTTCCTTCCGGTTCCCCGTAGCGCGGTGGCGCTGTAATGGCACGCCGTACCGGGAGGCCGGCCCCGTGCGAGTGCGCCGATTCGGGGTGCATCATGCACGCGGGTAGGGGCGGGTGTGGGGCCCCGTCGGCTGGTGTCCTGTACCGGGTCGACATGAGCGACAGCACGGGCGTCGCGGCTTGTGAGGGGTGCGCCGACGACATGCTTGACTCGGGAGTGTTCAGTGACTGTCGCCCCGTGCGCAAGGGGCGCGACGAATCGGCCCGGTTCGCGGGTGCCACATGGTAACGGTCACGGCGCGGACGGCCGAGGGGGGCTCGGTTCTCCTGAACAAGGCGCACCACGTCTGGGCGAGCTATGCGGTTGCGGGCGTGGCCGACCTACCGGCGTCGTCGATTCTACGCGCGGGGGCGACGTTGCTCGATGGGCGAGCGGTTCAGTTTTTCCTCAATCGGGAAACCGGGCTGGTAGTGGTCGACGTGGTGGACAAGGGCGGACGTGGTGGCGTCGAGGTACTGCGCCGTACCATCGCGCCCTGTACGCACTGCGGGTGCAAGCCGGGGATGGTGCGCGCATGAAAACGCAGCTAGCGTCGCGCATTCAGTGGTTGTTCCCGGTGGATCGCGAAGTATACGGCACGCGTCGTGCGGGCGCAGACGAGCCCCCGCCGTGCGCTCGGTGTGGGGGGGCCGGGTACGGCGCGGCGGGCATGCGGCAAGCGGTCGTATTCGACACGCGGGTGCGCGGTACGACGTGGAAGGACCGGGCGCTCGGCGCGATCCACCGGGGGTGCGTGCCGGTGCGAGACGAGTTCAAGGGCGCTGGCGTACCGGCCCGCATGAGAGGGGGGCGCTAGCATGGCCACCAGTCGCAAGGGGAACGGGCACCCCGCGTGCAAGGCGTGCGGGCGCTACATCGGTCGGGTTGCGGCGAGTGCCGTGGTGGGGCGCATCGTGGCGGTTCTCTACCCGAGCGATGATCCCGACGCGGAGTGGTCGCCCGATACGATCGACGACGTAGCGCGCGTCCTAGCCGATGCGGGTTTCGGCCCGCACGCAGGAAAGCGCGCTGGGCGGTAGCGTCGGCGCGTTCTCTCCGTTCCGCTGGGAGCGGGGAGGGCGGGCACGATGCCCTAGAGAGACGGGCCCGGACACGGGCCCGAGAAAAGGGCGGAGCATGGGAACGCGTGGATGCATCGCTCGACGCACGGGCGAGTTTTCCTTCAAGGGCCGATACCACCACTGGGACAGCTACCCGAGCGGACTCGGCGCGGCGTTGTTCGCACTGAACCGCGGACACTTCGGCGGAGATACTGCCGCCATGCTCCGGGTCCTGCTGGACGAGCACAAGGCGGGCTGGTCTACGATCCTAGGTGCGGATTTCTCGCTTCCGCCGGAGCCCGTTGACGGGCGGACCGACGATGCGCCGCGGGGACCGTCCTGCTACTGCCACGGTGGGCGGTCCGAGACGGCTAGCCTTCTGACCGAAAAGAACGCGGCCGGATCGGGCGTCGAGTACGCCTACGCGTTCACGGACGGCGGCGCGATGCTAGTGCTGTCGAGCTACCATCCGTCGGGCGGCAAGATGGTTGGATACTTCGGATCGGGCAACCCGCGGAGTCACTGGCGCTTGCTCGCCACCGTGAACCTGGACGGCGACGCGCCCAACTGGGAAGCGATCGAGGCGCGGGGCGGCGACGGTGCGCCGGTGTGGGGAGCCCACCGGTGCCGCCGCGCCAGCTAACGAAACCACGTTCAACACAGACACGGGCCCCTCACGGGGCTCGGGAAAGGACGCACGATGCGTCGAGAGAGAAAGGGCCCCCTCACGGGGGCTTGGAAGCGCGGGTTGCTTACGACGAGCAACCCGAAGGCAGTCAAGGGGGAGGCCTACGGTTGGTACACCGCGGTCTTGCATCTTGCGCCGCACAGTCTCGCGGGCGGGGTGTCGGTCTGTACCTCCTCAACGGCGGGGTGCCGTCTCGCCTGTCTGAACAAAGCTGGGCGTGGTGGCGTGGTCGCAGCGGGGCGGCGCACCAATGCTATCCAGCAAGCGCGGGTGAAGCGTACCCGCCTCTACTTCTCAGACCCGGAGCGGTTCCTTGCGATTCTCGCGGCGGACATTCTCCGGCAGCAACGGCGCGCGACTACGCACGGGCTCCGGTTCGCGGTTCGCCTGAACGGTACCAGTGACTTGCCGGGGTTGCCGTTGCTCATGTCGGCGCGGTTCCCCGACGTCGTGTTCTACGACTACACGAAGCATCCGGCCCCGTGGAAGCGGGCGCGTCCTAACTACAGCGTCACGTTCTCGCGGTCGGAGTCGAACGAGTCGGCGTGCCTGGATGCACTCGCGCACGGCGTCAACGTCGCCGTCGTGTTCTCGACGCGCAAGGGGGAACCGTTGCCCGCGCGCTGGAAAGGTTGGCCAGTGATGGACGGCGACGTGTCCGACCTGCGTTTCCTCGACGCGCCCCGGCACGTCGTCGGCGTGCGCGCCAAGGGCCCGGCCCGGCGCGACACGTCAGGATTCGTCGTCGCAGCGTAGGAGGCGCGTCTAGGTCGTTCCGTCCGGGAGCGACCTAGCCGGGCATTCCCGCCCACAGAGAACCGGGCCCCTACGGGCCCGCAAGGGGGAACCATGGAAACGACGACGACAACCGGACCGCGACCGATCCACGCCATTGCGCGCGACATCGCGCGGGTATGGGGGGCGCAGGGGAGCGGTGTGTACTTCGGCGCGGTGCCGTACCTGCGCGCCATGTCCACCATGCAGTCGGCACGCGAGGCCTACGGCTACGACAGCGGCGAGTCCATCGTTCTCTACTTCCTGTCGAATGCCAAGACGTTCCGGGGACCGGAGGCGCGGACCTTGAAGGCCGAGCTGAAAGCGGCGCTCGCGTCGGCGGGGGTGTGACGATGGAACACACTTACAAGCGCCCGATGCGCAAGCTGTACCGGCCGGTGGGGCTGGATCGGTTCGACGCCAAGCACGACATTCCGCCGGGAACCGTCGTGCTGGTAACGGCGAGTTGGGGACCGTTCCGAGGCATCGTGACTCTGGACGGCCGGACGCACGGTAGCTGCGGCAAGGGCTCGCTGGTTCCCGTGCCGCGTCCGGTGCATCGGTGCGTCCGGTGTAGCGGCGTGCTGCCAGCGTCCGGGTACTGCCCGTTTCATGGGAGAGGGGGGCGCGGCGCAGCAACCGCCACCTTCTAGCGGGCGCACGTTCTAGCCTTTCCGCCGGGAGAGGCTAGCGCGGGCAACCTGCCCGACAGACAACCGCGGGCCCCCACGGGCCCGCAAGGGGGAATCATGGACACGGACCGACACACCGAACGCTGCGCGCTGGTTGCGGCCCTGCTGCCGCTCTTGCCCGGTACCTGGACGGAGCGGCGTCACCCGGACGGGCCCGACGGGTGTCGCTGGCAGTCGACGATGGAGCGGGCCGACGGCGCGTGCCTGAACATTCAGGCCGGGCGCGAGCGGACCGGCGCGTGGCATATCTCGGCCTCCGTGGGGCACGCGCTCCGGCCGTTCGTTCACAACTACGGGGGCGAAGATGCGGCCCCGGCAATCCACGTGAGCATGGCGAAGGGGCCCGACGCGGTCGCTCGGGACATCGGGCGGCGCATCCTGCCTGGACTCGACGCGCTCATGGCGCGGCTGGTGTCGCGCCGGGCTGAGTACGACGCGGCGGCGGATCGGTGCATGGCCAC